TAATCGAGAGCCGGGGCTTGGTCGGCAGGAGTGCGATCCGCCTTGTGGCGATGATCGCGCTGACCTATTTCACCTTCGGCATCGGCACGCTGGTGGCCGGTTCCGCCTGGGGCGCAGGCGCCATCGCAGGCACGTACGGCACGCTGGCCGCATCCGCGGTCTACGTGGCCGGCAGCGTGCTGATCAACAAGGTTCTCACGCCGAAGCCGCCCAAGCCCGGTGGCGGCGGTGTCGCCGACACGGCGTATTCCCTGGCAGCGCCGCGCAACCGTGTGCGCGCCTATGAACCGCTGGGCCTGCTGTTCGGTTCCACGCGCCTCGCTCCGGACCTGATCAGCCGCCCCTATACCTGGTTCGAGGGCGATGAGCAGTACGTCGGCCTGACCCTCAGCCCGGGCATCAACGTTGGCCGGGTGGAGGCCCTGCAGAACGGTGATTCGGCGCTGTCCAGCTACGAAGGCGTGCGCACCTGGTTCCGCGGCTTCCCGCAGATGCCCGACGAAGCGATTCCGCTGTACAGCAACGCTGATGTGATTGAAGGCGCGCAGCTGCTCGATACCGGCAGCGATGCCAAGCACGTGGCCAGCCCGTGGGTGGAACGCACCAGCTCCGCTGACTCTCTGCGCCTGCAGGTGAACATCGAGTTCCGGCTGTGGGATACCACGTCCAAGGGCAAGGACAAGGACAAGGACAACCGCGAGCAGATCCAGATCCAGTACCGGCCGGTCGGCTCTGATGCCTGGCAGTCGTTCGGCAATTACAGCGTCGTGGGACGCACGCAGAAGGCGCGCCGCGTCAGCTACGGCCGCGACGTGGAGCTGGGCCAGTACGACGTGCGCGTACGCGTGGCCGGGCAGAACACCGATGGCAGTGGCGCGCAGGCGAATTTCACCTGGACCACGCTGGTCAGCGTGCAGCGCGACGACGCCAGCCATGCCGGAATTCCTGCCATCGGCCTGCAGATGAAGGCGTCCGGCCAGCTCAATGGCACCCCGGATGAGATCCGCTGCGTGGCTCATGCGCGACCGATTCCGGTGTGGAAGGGTGAAGCGGCCGGCTGGGTGACCGAGGAAACCAGCAACCCGGGCGCACAGATCCTGGCCTACGCGCGTGGCATCCATGATGAGAACGGCAAGCGCATCGCCGGCCTGGGCATGGCCGACCGGCGCATCGATATCGAAAGCCTGAAAGCCTTCATGCTGCACTGCGCGGACAACGCGCTGGGCTACGACTACTGGCTGACCGAGGTGCGCAGCCACCAGGCAGTGCTCGACGCCATCGCGCTGGCCGGCTTCGGCCAGGTGACCTGGGCCAAGGGCCGGCTGGGCGTGGCCTGGGCGGCCGATGAGCAGCCCCTGTCCGGCGTGGTCAACATGGCCACGATCAAGAAGGGCCAGTTCCAGGTCGATTACACCCTGGCCAACGCTGCCGACGGCATCGAGTACAGCTACCTGGACCGCCGCACCTGGAAGGCGGCGACGCTGCGCGTGCCGGCGCCGGGCGTGGAGGTGATGCTCAATCCGGCCAAGATCACCGGTGAGGGCGTCAGCTCCGAAGCCCATGCCGCGATGCTGGCGCGTTGGCATCTGGCGCAGAGCGTCTATCAATACAAGTCGATCAGCTACAGCACCGACATCGAGCACCTGGCCTACTCGCGGTTGTCGGTGCTGGCGTTGCAGCACGACCTTACCCAGTGGGGCTTCGGTGGCCGCCTGATCGATGCCGCCGTCGACGCTGCAGGCGTTGCCACGCTGCAACTGGACGAGACGGTCCCGGCACCTTCGCTGGGCAGTGCGTTCATCGGCCTGCGTATTCCAGGCGAGCGTGTCTACCGCGTACTGCGCGTGGTTCCGGGCGCTGAGCCAAGTGACAGGCTGGTGCTGGCCGATCCGTGGCCGGCAGATGCACCGCTGCCGGGCCACAACGACGGCAATCCTGCACACGACACGATCTGGATCTACGACTTCAAGCAGACGCCGGGTACCCGCGTGCGCGTGACCGGCATCCGCCCGGAAGGTGACCTGAAGGGCGCCGCGGTGGAGGTGGTGCAGGAGGGGCCCGAGTTCTGGCACTACGTGCGGACCGGGCAGTATGTGCCGCCGTCGAATGAATCCTCGCTGCAGACCCGGCCGGTGGCCAGCAATCTGAAGGTGGTCGAGCGCCAGGTCAGCCGGGGTGGCAGCGTGCATACCGAACTGCAGGCCAGCTTCGATATCAGTGGACCCACCGGCGAAACGCGGGTCCTGTCCGATCCAGACGGCAATGCCGCGCTGGAGGAAGTGGCACGCACCACCACGCGATCAGCGAGCTGGGCGATTCCCGGAGCGGGTACCTATCCGGTGGTCGTTCGCCCGTACAGCCCCGATGGCCGTGCCGGCGTTGCCGTGTCCACCCAGTACACCACGCTGGGTGCCGATGCGCCGCCGGTCCTGGTCGATCTGTTCGACATCGAAGAGCTCAGCGGTGGCGTGCGCCGGTATGTGTGGGGCTTCTCCGGCGACACCGTGCAGTCGGCTGATTTCGCCGGCGTGGAAATCCGCTATACCGCCGGCAGTATCGACAACCCGCTGTGGGAGCACATGACCCCGCTGGGCGATGCCGGTGGCTTCTTCACCTCCGCAATCGAAGCCGTATTGCCAGAGGCGGGCAGCTGGACGTTTGCGTGCCGCAGTCGCAACACCGCTGGCGTGCTGTCCGTCGGTGCCCGCTACCTGCGACGCTCGCTGGGGCGCAATACCGGGCAGACGCTGGAGGGAATCGGCGGTGTGGTCGAATCGGTCAAGCAGGACCTGGGCAAGGAAATCAACGCCCGCATCGACAGCGACCTGGCCGCCGCCACCCGTGCAGCCGAGGCGCTGCGTAGCGAATCGCTGCGCCTGCAGGACCAGATCACCGCCAGCGCCCAACGACTTGCCGGCCAGGCCGAACGGCTGGACCAGCAGGCGCAGGCGCTCAAGGCGAACACCGATGGCCTGGCGCGCGAAGTGCTGGACCGTGCTGCCGGCGATCTGAATACCCGCACCGAGCTGACCACGGCGGTGACCCGCGAAACCAGCGAGCGCCGGTCGGATGTGGAGAACCTGACCCGCATGGTGAGCCAGCTGTCGGCAGGCAGTGGCGTGCAGTTCGACAGCAAGCGCATCTGGTACTTCGACAGCAGCGTGGAAGGTTGGGGCGCGAATGGCGGCAGTCCAACGCTGGTGGAGGGCTGGCTGCGCCCGGCCAACCATGCCAGCGACGCCTTCGTGACGAGCCCGCGCGGCCAGGATGTCCAGGGCGCGGCGCACCGCTTCGTCAAGCTGCGCATCCGCAAGGTGGGCAGTCCTGCCTGGGACGGGCGCCTGCTGTGGAATGGTCCCGGCCAGTCGTGGGACAACGCACGCATGGTGCAGTTCGCGGAGCCAAGCTATGACAGCAACGGCATCGCGACGCTGGACGTGGACAACATTCCATGGAACGGGACCATCGTCGACCAGATCCGCCTGGATCTGTCCAAGGCGCAGACCGATGCCGACTACTTCCTGCTGGACTGGGTGGCGATCGGTCGCCCGACGCCGGGTGCGTCGGTGGCCATGCTGCAGGACGAAGCCACTGCACGCGTCGCAGCAGACAGCAGCGAAGCGGGCCGGCGCGAGTCGCTGGCCGTGCAGTTGCGCGGCAGCTACGAGGGCGGTGACCTGGCAGGGGTCAGCCAGGGCCTGATCGCGGCCGAGAAGACCGCACGGCTGAGTGGCGACCAGGTCAACGCGCAGTCGATCCAGGCACTCCAGGCACGGATGCCGGCAGGCACCGGCGCGCTGGCCACCAGTGCCAGTGTCAGCAGCCTGCAGCAGGCGATGGTGACCGCTGACACCGCGCTGGGGCGGCGCGTGGACAGCCTCGATGCCACGATGGGGGACAAGATCGGATCCAGCGCCTTCAATGCGTTGAAGACCGAAGTCGGGCAGCTCGATGGCCGGGTTACCAGCAGCAGCCAGGACCTGGTGCAGCTGAAGAGTCGCATGGAAGCGGTGATGGGCGCGGGCAGCAACCTCGCGCTCAATGGCGACTTCAACCTGGGCGCTGGCACCGGCTGGACGTTCTTCAACACCACCGCAGCATCGGTGGTGCGCGAGGGCCGCGGCAACAGCCTGTGCTGGAAGGCGGAGCCCTATGCGGGCGGAAGCAATACGGTGGTCAGCGCCGCGGTCAATGAGGGGCGCGTCATCACCCTGACCGCCGGCCGTCGCTATCGGGTGTCGTGCTGGACGCGGACCAGCGAGGACTTCGACGGCACCGCCGACAATACCAAGCTGCGCGTCGCCGACCACAACGGCAACCTGATGGGCGGCGCCACGCAGTCGTTCCCGAAATCGGCGGACTGGGTCAAGACCGAGACCTTCGTGACGTTGCCGCCTACCGGCACGGTGCAGGGCATCAAGGTCACGATCAATCGCAATGGCACGGCCGGCACGTTGTGGCTGGACGATCTGTGGGTGGAGGATGTGACCGATGTCGACGCGAACGCTGCGGCGGTCAGTGGCCTGTCGACTAGGGTGGAACAGATCGATGGCAAGCTGAGCAGTGCCGCCGAGGACGTCACCCGGCTGGCCTCGGGCATCGGCAACATGGTGGCCTACAACATCATCGCCAACGCACATATCCTCGCCTGGCCCACCGGTGGCCCCCGAGCATCGGGTGTGTACCGTGCCAATGGCAGCATCGTGCCGGGCATGGGCGCCAACCGGGGGCTGCGGGTGGGCATCATCAATGCGGACAACAGCATCACCGATACGGCGGTGTTCGATACCCATGGCAATCTGCAGAGCGAGTCGGCCCGCTTCAACACCTGGTACGACCAGACGCTGAAGGACAACCAGTACTTCATTGCCTATACGTCCGATGCAGTGGGGGCGATCAGTAGTGCCAGCAACAGCGACACCAGTGGCCTGCGCACCCGCCTGCTGGACGCGGGCCTGTCACAGGAAAACCTGGCGGCCCTGTCGGGGTCGCGGATGCTGGTGATGATCGGGCGGCGCAGGAGTGGTGCCGGCGGTGGCAGGCAGATCCTGTCGCCCTTGCCGGAGACCGGCCGTACTGGCATGTGGGTGGAAATGACCGTCACCGTGCTCAATGGCGTGCCGACCGGATCGCAGGATTCGTCGATGCTCGATCGTACGGCGCGGAGCAATGCGGACGCATTGACCGGGCTGCGCACCGACGTCAGCAAGCTCGGTACCGACCTGGTGTCCGCCGCCGACAGCCTGACCAGCCTGACCGCGCGGGTCGACACCTCGGTGACCAGCAGCGACAACGTGCTGCGCAACAGTAACTTTGCTGGCAGTGCCGCCTGGTGGACGCTGACCCGTACCGTGTCGGCCAACACCGTGGAGTGGGTGAAGGCATCGGGCCAGAGTGGTGATGCGTTGCTGATGACGCATGGGCCGCAGGCCGGGCAGAACCCCTTCATCACGGCCAATGACGCGCGGTGGTTGCCGGTGGTTGCGGGGCGGTCGCGCCGGTACCGACTGGTGATGGTGGCTCGCGCCTTTGATGAAGCCACGGCGACCCTGGTCTGCCGGTTGCGCGTGCGAACCACGGGTACAGGCGAAAGCCATGCCGACGTGACGCTGAACCTGTCCGATGCGTCCTGGAAAACCTACACGGCCGAATGGTCTGCCGCGCAGGATCGCAACGAGATCATGCCGCAGGTGCATCTGACCAACGCCGGCGGCAAGGTGCTGTTCGACCGGATCGAGTTCTACGACATCACCGATGCGCAGGACATCGCCGGCAACGCGACGGCCATCGCCAACCTGCGCAGCGACGTGGTGCAGCTGGGCGATCGTGTCACCAGCAGTGCGTCCAGTGTGCTCAAGCTGCAGTCGGACGTGCAGTCGGTCCTCAATGGCAGCGACAGCCTGTTCCCGCTGGGTGCGTTCGAAACGTTCCAGGATGGCCAGCTGCTGGGCAGTGCGGCGGGCACGATCTACACCGTCCGCGCCGATGCTCGCCGGACCGGTGAGCGCGGTCTGGATGTGAACGTTGCGGCCAACACCAGCCCGAACACCAATGCGGACCTGTACTTCGGGCAGTGGACCCCCATCACCGGCAATCGCCGCATCTATGTGGAGTACTACGCCCGCCTGCATCCGGACAGTATCCAGCCGACCGCTGGTTCCATCCGGGTGGGCTGGCAGACCACCAACGAAGCCAACGCGGAGAATTCGTGGCCCTTGCAGGCTTACGCACTGGCCTCGCTGCGCAAGGATGGCTGGACCAAGGTCAGCGGCTACCTGAACACCGCCGCGTCTGCGGCGAAGTGGCGGATGCTGGTCAGCATTCCGGGAGGAAGTGGTGCGCGCGAAGTGGGCGTGCGCGTGCAGGTGGACGACATCCGCATGATCGATGTCACCGACGCCTACGCCGCGCAGCAGAGCGCCGCTGCCACGGCCACCGCGGTGACCGCGCTGACCACCAAAGTCGATCAGCAGGGCACGAAGGTCGACGCGCAGGCGCAGCAGCTCACCGACCTGTCCAGCGGGCTGAAGGGCGTGCTCAACACCGGAAGCGGCCTGCTGCCCAATCCCGACTTCGCCGAAGGGCTGGGGGGGTGGACGGCATCGGCGGCGGCCAATGGGGCGGTGTGGAGTACGGTCAACGGCGACGGACGCCCAGGTGTGCTGCTCAACCGCTACACGAACGTGAATCCGACCCTGCAGGCCAACGGTGGCAAATGGGTGCCGATCAACGGCGCGCGCCGCCTGCGGGTGATCGTCCGCGCCTGCGGTGCTGGCGGCGCCAACAATCTGCTGGTGCGGATGTATCGCAAGAATGCGGCAGGCCAGCAGTCCTACCAGGATCTGCGTGCCGTGTTCGCGGTGGAGGCGTTCGAGACCCGATCGTTCGACTTCGATGCCTTCAACAGCGGCATCGATGCCTGGCGCTTGAACCTCTATGTTCATCCCGACAACGGTCAGGTGCGGGTGGACAGCGTCCAGGTCTATGACATCACCGACCAGGTGGCCAACGATGCCAATGCCTCGGCCATCACGGGGCTGAGCACCTCGGTAAGCCAGCAGGGCACCAAGCTGGACACCACCGCGCGTGACCTGACCCAGCTCAAGACCCAGGTGGGCGATGTCTCGGCCAGCGGCTTCTCGCAGCTGAACAGCCAGGTCAGCCAGCAGGGTACGCAACTGACCGCGCTGTCCGGGCGGATCGATGGCGTGCAGGCCTCACTGGGTGGCAAGGCGGATGCAGCCGTGGTCACCAGCATGCAGGCGCAGGTCAAGAATCTGGGCGCCGGTGGCAACCTGCTGATGAACACCACGTTCCCCTTCTGGCAGCGCTCGGGGTGGGGCTGGGGCAGTAATCCGAACGGGCGGTGGACCGAACTGGGCAACCCCACCGGCGATGACAACTGGCATCCGCAGGGGATCTTCGGGCTGGGCGCGGTGACGCCCGGCGTCGTCGCAGCAGGCGAAATGGCATGGTGGGGAACCGAGTACGACATCGCCATCGAAGGCGGCAAGACCTATTGCGCGTCCGCCTGGATCAATACCCATCGCGTGGAAGCCAAGCTGGAGATGACGTTCTTCGATGCGGCCGGCAATCACCTGGGGCTGGTGCACAGCCCGGGCGTGAGGAGCGATACCGGAACCCCGATCAC